CGATGACTGTACTATGATGGGTCTAGTCAAGACCACTCGTGCAGCACCACGCCGTGGCACGCCAGCGTTTGTTCTGGTCGAGTGGTGTGGCGATCATGATCAAAAAGAAGAATATGTTCCACAGTCAAAACTAAGATTGGTAGAAGACTAATGAATATTTTTGCTATCGAAGGCGATGAAGAGACAGGACAGATTGACTGGGAGAAGTCAGCACAGTCGCAGGACAACTTGCGTGTGGTCAAGATGATCCTAGAGTCTTGTCAGATTATGTCCACCGTTATCAACGAGCAGGGTCTCAAGGCTCCTTACCGCTCATTCAATCCCAAGCACCCGTCGTGCCTGTGGGCTGCGGAGTCAGCAAGTAACTATATGAATCTTGCTTTACACTGCCAGGCAATGATCGACGAGTACGAGCATCGGTTCAACAAGACTCACAAGTGTCAAGCAATTCTTCAGACACTTATCGAAATGTTTGACCCAGGGTTGTTCCCCACTACGGAGTGTACCCCGCTCCGCCTGGCAATGCCTGACGAGTTTCGATCCGACAATCCTGTCGTGTCTTACCGCAAGTTCTATGCTTCCAAGCCACGCTTACGATACCCAGCAGACAAGATTCCATCTTGGGTATATGAATACCGCACAGAACCATTCGAGGTAGTCTAAACTTTTACTCTTGCACTATTTATTCCTACTGGAGGCATAATAAGATGCAAGAAAAATTAGACAAAGTATTAGGTAAATGGGCTTCACGCAAATTGATTGTTTGGGGCACAGCAACTGCCTTTTTAGGATTTGGCATGTTAGCCAGCGATGATTGGGTTGCCGTATCGTTAGCTTACATTGGATTGCAAGGCGCTGCCGACATAGCGTCCAAATGGAAGCATGGTAAATAAGCTAAAGTATTGGTTTCAGAAAACTGGGTGGAAAGTAGTTATAGCGGTTGTTACAGCCGCTGCTATTTGTTTGTACCTCTATAAGCTAGTTAAGCCAGCAAATAAAATGACACAAGCCGCTGATCAAATAATAGAAAAGGCGCAAGTTCAAGCTGAAATCGCAACGATCAAAGGCGAATTAGAAAAAGATAAGATTGGCGCAGTCAAAAAAATATTCCAAACAAAGCTTAACAAAAATAAAGAAATAGTAGATACTAAGGAAAGACTAAGCGATTTGATTCGTTTAAGAGAAAGTTTAGATTTATGATCGCACTATTATTACTACTACCACTTTTGGCGGCACCAGTGTCAGAATTTAGAGACGTGCCAGTCATAACTGAAGTAGAAGGACAAGAGCACGTTGGCATCTTGGTTAGCGAAAACAATTATAGAAAGTTCCTACAACTCAAAATTGAAACTGACGCTAAGATTGCTGAATGCAGTATAGATAAGCGGGTATGCACGCAGGTTCGTGATGGTTATTTAGTAGCTATCAAGGACCTTAAAAAGGTGCTCGACAAAAGGGATACTTGGTTTATGAGAAACCGAGGAGCCTTGGGCATGGTGACTGGTTTACTAATAGGGACAGGACTATCTGTAGGAATAGTTCATGCAGTTTATCAGAAATGAAAAAAGATTACGATCACATTGCTGCTGTTGAAAAAGCCATATCAGAAAAGTATGGTAAAGATGCAGCCCAGGACATCCGTGGTGACTGGTCAGAGCAGAAAGAAAAAGAATACTTAGAGCAGATTAAGCTCATGACTAAAAAGTCAGACGCACACAAGAAGACTACTACTCAAATAGCGGAGAACACTTTTATATCTACAAAGGCGACACAACACAAGCAGAATAACATATGCCCAGTGTGCAAAACATATTCGTTTTCCATAAAAGACGACCTATATATGAATAGATTTTCTTGTTGCCATGATTGCTATATTGATTTTGTGGTTGATCGAGAAGATCGATGGAAAGATGGCTGGCGTCCTGATGAGGACAGAATTGAACACGCTATGTATAGGAGAAAATAAATGGCTGCTGAAAATTTAGAAATACTAAGAGGTTTGGCACAAGCTGCCGCTGATTCATATGATGGAGCCCTAGACGAGGATGGTAATCCAATTGAGATGGGTCTCAAAAGAGAAGACAAAGATCAATACAAGAAACATACATCTGATGGCTTCGGCGTTCGCTTCGCCCACAATAAAGTTATTATCTCTTATCACAGTGAGATGATGCTCAAAGAGGTACACCCTAGAGCACAGTTTCAAAATGAAATAGAGCAACGTCTTGGAGATATTGTCAAGCGCCTTAAGAAGCGTTATCGTGAGATCACTAAGAATACCGTGTCACTGACAGCAGAGGGCGAAACTGATATTGATGTCCAGAATCTATCACGTCAACGAACTTTCGTTGTAGCTAAAAAGGTCTACAAGATTGGATCGATTAAAGAAACTAACTCTGTCAACGCAGAAGAAAATGAATATTCAGGGAAGAGCGTTGAGGATAACATCAAGACCTTCATGGATCAATTTAAAAACCCCAAGAAGGCTGAAAACAATAAGGCACCCGCTAATCCAGATACGCCGAGTGCATAATGTCTCTCACCAAAAGTGAGGTAATGAAGGAAGTCATACGGTGTGGTAAAGACCCCGTATACTTCCTTTGCAATTATGCCAAGATAACCGAGCCCATGAGGGGCTTGATACCCTTCGACTTATACCCATTTCAGAAGGATACTATTAAAGAGTTCCAAGAAAACCGCTTTAATATTATTCTAAAAGCACGACAGTTGGGGTTATCTACATCTGTGGCAGGCTATGTCTGTTGGCTAATATTGTTTCACAGAAGCAAGAATGTTTTGGTTGTAGCAACTAAATTGCAGAGTGCAACCAACTTGGTAAAAAAGATAAAACAAATACACAGGAACTTACCAGACTGGCTAAAGATCGCAGATATATCTATCAATAACAGAACATCGTTTGAATTGTCCAATGCATCACAAGTTAAGGCATCCTCGACTTCAGGTGATGCAGGTCGTTCTGAAGCATTGTCTTTGTTGGTGGTTGATGAAGCCGCCCACGTTGAGGGACTAGAAGAACTGTGGGCTGGCTTATATCCTACTCTATCAACTGGTGGTGCAGCCATCACTTTATCCACGCCTAACGGTGTTGGGAACTGGTTTCATAAAACATATATGGAAGCTGTCGAGGGCAAGAATGATTTCAACTTTATTAATCTTCCGTGGTCAACACACCCAGATAGAGACATGCAGTGGTTTGAAAAAGAAACCAGGAACATGTCTCCGAGAGAAATTGCGCAAGAGCTTGAGTGTAGCTTTAACGCCTCAGGCGAAACAGTCGTTTCTGGACCTTCGTTAGAGGAGATGTTTAACAAGTGTAGTGACCCATTACACAGGGCTGGCTTTGATAGGAACTACTGGATTTGGGAAGAACCACTTGATGGAGAAGAATACCTATGTGTGGGCGACGTGGCTCGTGGCGATGGTAAAGATTACAGTACAGTTCAAGTTATAAAAACTAGCGACATGCAGCAGGTAGCAGAATACCAAGGTAAACTTACTGGGGATATGTTTGCGCCCTTGATAACCGAAATCGCAAACGAATACAATAAGGCTCTTTTGGTCATTGAGAACAACAAGGATTATGGTGTGCTTTCAAGGATCGAAGATCTAGAATACGATAACATTTACTATTCACTAAAATCAACTCACGACTATGTGGATCAGCTTACAGCGCAAGCGAATAGCGGTATAGCAGGGTTTACAATGTCAATGAAGACTCGACCATTGGTAGTATCAAAGCTGGAAGAATTTGTAAGAAATAATATACTTACTATTAACTCCGTTAGGACAGCCTCAGAGCTAAAGACATTTATTTGGCATAATGGTAAAGCACAAGCAATGCGTGGCTATAATGATGATTTGGTAATGGCATTAGCGATTGGTTGTTGGGTTAGGGATGTTGCGATGGCTGTAAACAAAAGGGATATAGAGTATAACAGAGCGATGCTATCAGGTATTAGTACTGCAAACAGGCAAATTAGTACTGCTATCCCAGGAATGACTAATTATAAACAAAGAGTAAAATCTACACAAACTACCAATAATGGTATAAAATATGATATTGGCTGGATATATAAAGGATAGACATGGCTGAAAATAATCCAAGAAATAGGCAATCGCCGCTTTTTAAACGTTTGACCCGACTCTTTAGTGGTCCAATCGTGACGTACAGGACTGGGCAGGTCAAGAAAAACCGTGCTCCAAATTATGAAAAATACACCTTCACCACATCGACAGGTAGGGAATTTAAGAAAAAGGAATATTACAATCCTTTTGAGGGTATTTACAGCAAGGTACTCAATTCTCAACAGCGAGACTTTAGGTATAATGATTTTGAGCAGATGGAGTACACTCCAGAGATTGCATCAACTTTAGATGTTTATGCAGACGAGATAAGCACTTCATCAGATATTTCTCCCATCGTTCAAGTAGATTGCATGAACGAAGAAATAAAAATGATCATTAATACTCTGTTGTATAATGTTCTTAATGTAGAGTTCAATATGTTTGGTTGGGCTCGCAATCTATGCAAGTATGGCGATTATTATCTTTATCTTGATATAGATGATCAACTTGGTATTACAAATGTTATTCCACTGCCTGTTAAAGAGCTAGAGAGAATTGAAGGCACTGATCCAACCAATCCAAACTATGTTCAATACTTCTGGCCTGGTGCAGGTGCAGATGCTGTCACTTTCGAGAACTGGCAGGTTGCCCACTTTCGTGTTTTGGGTAATGATAAATACGTTCCTTATGGAACATCTGTTCTAGAGCCTGCACGCCGAATATGGAGACAACTTAGCTTGCTTGAGGATGCTATGATCGCATACCGTGTTGTCCGCTCACCAGAGCGACGTGTATTTTATATTGATATTGGCAACATGCCTCCTAATGAGGTAGAGCAATATATTGAGTCGGTGAAGACTCAGATGAAGAGGGCACAGATTGTTGACGAAGACACAGGGCGTGTAGACTTACGCTATAATGCTATGAGCATTGATGAAGATTATTATATCCCAAGTCGTGGTGGTCAATCATCAAGAATCGAAACGCTACCAGGTGGTCAGTTCACTAGTGCTATTGAGGATGTCCAATATCTTAGGGACAAGTTATTCTCTGCACTCAAGATCCCTAAGGCTTACCTAGCACAATCAGATAGCATGGAAGATAAGACCACGCTAGCACAGAAAGATATTCGATTTGCTAGAACCATACAAAGGCTCCAGAGAGTTATTATTTCTGAGCTAGAAAAAATGATTGTTGTTCACTTGTACACTCTTGGGTACCGAGGCGACGATCTAACATCATTTAAATTGTTCCTCAATAACCCATCTAGAATTGCTGAGTTGCAAGAGCTAGAACATATGAGAACTAAGTTTGACATTGCGGGTAACGCTACAGACAGTTATTTCTCTAGACGATGGGTATATAAAAACATTTTTAAACTAGATGACCATGAAATTGGTAGAGTCCAAGAAGAACAGTTCCAAGATGCTAAGCAAAAGGCTATAGTTGAAAAAGCTGCTGAATTGGCTGTCGGCGAGTATGAGGCTGCCGTTGGCGGCACAGCAGGAGAAACTGGTGATCTCGGTGGAGGCGACGACCTTGGCGGCGGAGACCTCGGAGGTGACCTTGGTGGTGATGACGCCGACACTGGTGATGACGCAGCAGCAGAAGAAGAAGAACCAGAAACTGGGGACCTTCTTTCAGAGCCAGGCATGAGGGATGATGGTTATCTAACTCCAGGCTCTAAAGGCAAGGTTTACTACCCTGTCAAAAATGCTGGGAAGGACAGAAGATCTAATAGCGGTCCCCGCAAAAGATCGTACAAGTCAAAGGCACGAGGGAAGGAAACAAATACTAAAAGAACTAACTTCCCAGGGGCACAAGGTTTAACTACTTTGGGCATCGGAGTAACTGAGAGACTAAATAAAGATGAGGTGTTGTTGAGCGAGAGCAAGAAGACAACTCTTGAAATAGATCGTTTAATAAAGCAGATGGAGATCAAAGATGGCGACAAAAATCAATAAGAAAAGAAATACAGGGTTTGTGTTTGAGGCTTTGATCCGTGAAGCAACAAAAGCTATCTTAGCTAAGGACGAGCCTAAAAGAAACAAAGTTGTTAATACGATAAAAGAATCATTTGCTCCTGGTACTGAGCTAAGAAAAGAATTAGATTGCTTCAAGGCACTTTCCAGCAAAGAGGCTCTCGATAAGCCAACTGCTGAAAAGCTGGTATTTGAAGTTAAGAGGGATCGCACAAACATCGACACTACCAAACTTGTAAAAGAAAAAAATGCCTTGGTAGCTACAATAAACAAACATATTTCTAAAGACGTCTTTAATAACTTTGTACCCAACTATAAAGACTTATCTACGATAGCAAGAGTGTTCAGTATCAAAACACCAACTAAAGAGCGTGTTCTTATGGAGTCTGCCCTGGTAGACAGCCTCACGAAAGATCTTGTGGTCGAATCAAGAGATGGTTTTAAGCATATTGATTCACTAGTTGTAAAATCTTTTGTTAAGAATTTCAATGACCAGTATGATGATTTATTAAAAGAACAAAGAAGCCTATTGCAACTTTATGTTACTTCTATCAATGATGGGCAGACATCCTTCAAATATTTTATTAATGAAGAACTTCACCGCATAAAGGAAGTTGTAGAAAAGTCTTTGTCTATGGAAGAGGTTACGCAGGATGAGCAAATGGTCGCTGGCACAAGAAAAGTTCTTTCTCTTATAGAGGGGATGCGTAACCTAGAAATAAATGGCGAATACCTTATGAAGCTTATGAAGCTACAAAAACTAGCGAGTGAATGTGAAAATGACGATTAAAGTTAAGGTAAGTAATGCTCCAGCAGGAGAAGAGGATATAAAGGAAGAACCAGAAATAAAGGTATCCTATAATCCTACAGCACCCGCCGAGCCAGACGCTGTGGTGTCCTTGAAGATGTCAAAGAGTGTTGATGGCAGCCTTGTCATAAAAGATCATGACTACTTTGATATTTTCCTAACACCAGAAAAAAACAAGATTGTTACCATCCCTAAAATGGGAATGGGTGAAGGTGTATACCAACACCAGAAAAGCTATCTTGATGCACTTATGCGACGAGGAGCTTTGGTAGCAAATTCGATAGAAGGCGGCATGGTGTATGGAACCCTCCAGTCTAGGCTCGGTGAAAGTGAAAAAGTTAGCCCTGTACAGGTGGTCCTTTTTGAGACAGAGCGATATATGAAGGAATACCGTGTAGAAAATCAATTGGCAAAAGAATACGAAGAAGCTGTTGAGGACAGGTTTGTTAATCCAACCGATGAAGACAGTACTGAATCTGGGGAAATAGATCCTGAAGAGGAACGTCGCAAGCACGATATTCAGACACCGTACTACTCATATGCTGGCTACGGCTACATTTATTAGGGGGAGCGTTGCAGCTTTTATATTTTATTCTAGTCGCCTATGGGCTTACACAGATATTAGTTTATTCAACAATCTTCACAACCCTTCGACCTAAGCATCACTTTTTTCACTGTCCAATGTGCGTTGGCTTTTGGGTAGGAGCCTTCTTGGTTAGTATAAACGGATTCACAGAACTATTTACATTTGATGTAACAGCAGTAAACGCATTTCTTATGGGGTGCGTATCTTCTGGTACTTCGTATGCGTTATGTATGCTGATATCAGATGGAGGATTTCAATATGAACACCGAACGAAAAGGGACGTGGACGCAAAAATGGATGTTAAGACCAGTAACCAATTGTTGCAGGGGTAGTTGTACCGTGCGGGTAGCGCCCGCACTTTAAGGAGAAAACGATGACAAAGAAATACGTCTTACAAGAGTTTATGAATCTGGATTATAGCGATAGTCTTCTCACGGAAGAAGAGCGTGAGGGCAACAAGGATGGCACTCATCTTATCTTGGCAGGCAGAATTCAATCTGCTAATAAGCCAAATGGAAACATGAGGGTTTATTCGGAGAAACTCCTAAAAAGAGAGATGAAAAACTATGAAAAGTTGGTCCGTGAGCGCAGAGCAACTGGAGAATTGGACCACCCAGATCACTCAGTAGTGGAACTTAAGAATGTCAGCCACCTTGTTACTGATGTTTGGTGGGATGGTGACGATGTAATGGGTAAAATAAAGATCTTAGACACTCCCGCAGGTCAAATTGCCAAACAATTGGTCCAAGGTGGCGTTTGTTTGGGAATTTCAAGCCGTGGATTGGGTTCAACTCGCCAAGAAGGCAAATATACGATGGTAGAAGACGATTTTCAGCTTCTTTGCTTCGATTTAGTGTCTGAACCAAGCACAAGTGGCGCTTATATGGTGGCAGAAAGCAAAATTAAGACAAATTTAACCAAATCAGACCGAATTAACCGAGCATTGAACGATATTTTGGGGGATGAATGAAAAAATCGCAATTAAAAGAGCTTATTAAGGAATGTGTAAGAGAAGTAGTCTTTGAAGAGGGGGCTCTTACTAAAATTGTGGCAGAAGTAGCCCAAGGATTCACTCAAGCAGCCCCAATTGTAGAACAGGCGCCTGCTAGACAAGTAGATCCTAAAATTAGGGAACGAATCATGCGAGAAGTGGGACCTAAGCCTGCACGGCAGCCTACAAAGGCTGAAGTCAGTCTTAAGGAGATGCCATTCTTTACAAATACAGAGCCACTAACCGAAAACAACAACCCAGCGGGCGAAGCAGGTTTGGATATCAGCAATATCCCAGGCATGTCCCAATGGGGTAACGTATTATCTAAAATAGAGAAAGGTAGATAAATGAGACATCGACAAAGACGCCCACGCAAAATAAGTGGAAGAATAGAAATTTCTATAACAGACCATGGAGTTAAGAGCATTGATTCCATGGTTCGTAAGTTTAATAAGAAAGTTCGCAAAGAGGGGATCATTGAAGAGGTTAGAGAGCGTAAGCGTTTTACACCTAATAGTGTTAAGACTGCCGAGCGCAAACGAGCCAAGAGAAGGATCGTACAGAAAATAAATCGGAAAAGAGAAGAGCTTTTTAACCCTAAAGGGAATACTTATGAAGTAAGGCGCAGGAGGAAGAAGTAATGGCTGACCAAAGAAGACCAGGCATAGGTAATGTAGGTTCATACCAAGTAGCAGGGCTACCTCACTTGACTGGGGCTCTGATGGAGCAAGGTGATCAACTACAGGTTAACTTCCCCTCAGTTACTAAAAACATTCAGATATTTGTAACTGGCTCCTCAGCAATCCGAGTAGCATTTGATGCTTTTACCGATGGTTCTGTAAATAGCTTCGGCAACTTCCTCACCCTAGATCCGCTCGGCAACGCTGCAAGCGGTTCAGTTAGCTTAGATGTGAAGTGCAAAGAGATTCACTTTGCTTGCCCAAGTGCTCAATCAGGATTTCAGATGGTGTCATCACTTACAGGTATTGAACCTGCGATGATGTTTACCCTCTCGGGATCAGGCATTAACCTACCATAAACATATAAAAATAGCGTTTACTGATTTAGCAACTATTTATTATTGATGCGCTTTCGCCGTGTCAAAATGTTTAATGGAGTAAAAACATGTCAAACCATATGTTAGAACAAGCTATTGTTGATGCAGAACAGCTAAGAGAAGCTGCCCTTAAGAGTGCTCAACAAGAAATAGTAGAGAAGTATTCAGAAGAAGTTAGGACCGCTGTGCAGCAGATCTTAGAAGAGCCCGAAGACATGGGTTTGGATATGGGTATGGAGCCAGAGGCTGAAGAAGAGTTTGCAGACGTAGAAATGTCACATATGGCAGATGATGATGCAATGATCGAAATACCGCTAGATCAACTAATCGCCCAAGCAGAGATGGAACCATCCGATGCAGATGATATGGTTGACAGAGAAGATCTGGATGTTGGTATACCAGAGTTGGCAGACGAAGAAGAAGTTTCTACCGAGCCTGCTCCTGCCAACAGAAAAGATGATGAAGCAGAGGAACTAGACGAAGAGGTTGAGTTGAATGAAGAAGAGCTTCTTTCCACCCTCATGAATATAGTGAAGCAGGAATCTCTCGAAGTATCCGCCCCAGACTTCGCCATGGAAGAGATTACAAAAGATGAGCAAGAATCTGATGAGGAAGAAGCCGCAGAAATCAAAACGGCTGATAACTCCAGAGACGGGCAAGAAGAAGTTAAGGAAGAACTAGCTAAAAAGGATGCAGAGATTCTAGACCTTAACGAATCAATTAACAAATTAAAGAATATATTAGCAGAGGCTAAAGAAGGGTTACAAAAACTTAATCTTTCAAATGCACGACTGCTTTATACAAACAAGGTGCTTGGTGATACCTCCCTGAATGAGCGGCAAAAGAACAAAATTGCTGAAATGATCTCTGAGTCACGCACGGTTGATGAAGCGAAGACGGTCTATGAGACCCTTCAAAAGACAATGGAGACGGGTCGTAAGGCTCCAAGCTCACAGTCATTGTCTGAGGCAGTTACAAGACGGTCATCTACAATAATCAGTTCTCGTAGAGAAGAAGTTTCGTCACCAAAACAAAATCCAGCGTTAAATCGTTGGGCGGTTTTAGCAGGTCTCAACAGAGACTAATTAACTTATTTAGGAGATAATAAAATGAGCGTAATAGAAAAGCTTACAGAAGGCATTCGAGCACGTTCCTTAGCATCAGAAGGCGAAGCTCTTCTCACCAAGTGGGAAAAGACTGGTCTTCTAGAAGGTCTAGCAGACGACACTGCCCGTAACGGCATGGCACGTTTGTTGGAGAACCAAGCTGCACAGCTACTTAAAGAAGCAAGCAGCATGGGCAACCAAGATGTTGAGGGATTTGCCGCAGTTGCATTCCCAATTGTACGTCGTGTATTCGGCGGGTTACTTGCACAGGACCTAGTTTCAGTGCAACCAATGAGTCTACCAAGTGGTCTCATATTCTTCATGGACTTCGTATACAGCGGAGACCGTGGTGGTATCAGTGATAGCCAAGGCAAAGCAGCAGCAGGTGCTGTTGATGGCCAGTCCATCTACGGCGGTGGTCGTGTTGGTTCGGACCTCCGTCTAGGCGTTCAGCTTGCAGACGGTGCCACATCAGCAGGCGCTAACGACCCATTGCTCGCAGAGCGTGGTCTTTATAACTTGAACAGTGGCTACTCAGCACCTACAGCATCACTCGCATCAGTCGATTGTGCCCTCATTGCTGTTGGTACCGCATCGAGTGATACCGTTGCAGCTACAGATATTGTATTCGTAGATTCCGCATACGGTTCCACCGCAGAGGACTTTAATAAGCTCCTCCGCTTTGATCCTGATCTTTCAGGTTCGGTTGTTACAGTTTCATCGATTCTTGTCTCTGACTTGACTAACTTTGACACAAACAACCTCACAGCACTTGATCTTGCATTTGATCATGGTACTCAGGTCCGACGCTTGACCCAGCTTGACCCACTAAGTGGTTCGACAGGTCTTATCGTCGTCGCTCGTACTACGGGTTCCGCAGATGGCGATGACGCTGCTGGCTTCCACGCCGAAGTTGACAGCATGGATCGTGGTGTTGCTGAAAACCGTGTTCCAGCCGCTACCTTTGCTGTCGTTGACAACATTGGTCAAGGCAGCGAAGCAGGTTCAGTCCTTGCTGCTAGCAGCGGATTGCCCTTTGAAAATGAAGCTGACATCCCAGAAATCGATCTTAAGATTGATTCCACGGCTGTTACGGCTCAGACTCGTAAGCTCAAAGCCAAGTGGAGCCCAGAGCTTGCACAGGACTTGAATGCTTATCATAACCTCGACGCTGAAGTCGAGCTTACAAGTGTTCTTTCTGAGCACATTGGTTTGGAAATTGACCAAGAGATCCTTAAGGACCTCATCAACGGCGCAACTGCTGGTACTCGTTACTGGAGCCGCCGCCCAGGTCAATTCTTGAATCGTGAGACAGGCAAAGACATTACAACAAGTCTTGCCCCTGACTTTACAGGTACTGTTTCAGAATGGTATGAAACCCTCCTTGAGAATATCAATGATGTTTCATCTCTCATTCATCGTAAGACCCTCCGTGGTGGCGCTAACTTCATCGTTACATCACCAGAGGTTGCTGCTATTCTTGAGTTCACCAGTGGGTTCCGTGCGGACGTCGCTGGCGATTCAGAAGCTAACAGTGGTAACTGGGGTGCTTCCAAGGCTGGAACCATCAGTCGCAAGATGGACGTTATGGTAGATCCATACTTCCCACGCAACGTGGTTCTCGTTGGTCGCAAGGGCAATAGCTTCCTCGAAAGTGGCTATGTTTATGCTCCTTACGTCCCACTACAAGTCACGCCTACCATCTTTGGTACCGAAGACTTCGTGCCCCGCAAGGGCGTGATGACTCGCTATGCTAAGAAGATGGTTCGCCCAGACATGTATGGTCTAGTTGTCTGCTTGCACCTAACTGACTGATAGTCATTTAGTGCATAGCTAATACGGCATTAGCCGCCCTTCGGGGCGGCTTTTGTTTTATCTGGGCAAAGACAAAAGTAACAAACTATTTACTAACGGTTACTCCTGTCTTATTTGGAGGATTTGCGAATGCCAACAGACCTTAGCCCGTCCAGCACTACTAGTGCTTTAGTATTGCCAGCTACTGGGACACATTCAGATGTTGCCAGTTCTTTGGCTTTTGGTATATACAGCACTGCGCCCTTTGTTAGCGGCGCTGTAGATCAAGTTTCCTATGTATATGGAAAGCTTGGTGGTAATGTTTTAGATATCGAGTTAGAGACAACAAATGTATATAAAGCTTATGAAGAAGCGTGCCTAGAATATTCTTACATTGTTAACACGCATCAGGCAAAAAATGTTCTATCTGATATGATGGGCGGCGCAACAGGATCATTCAATCAGGATGGTGAATTTTCTGCTTACAGGTCTGATACGGAATTGAAACCAAACTTAAGATTTACTAAACTAACTTTAGAATATGCTCGCCATGTGGCGTCATCAGTGGCTTCACAGATTGGTCTAGGGCAAAATGAAAGAATATATTCGGCATCTTTTGCTAGAGTCAACGACCAGCAAGATTATGATTTACAGGCTATTATATACAGCGCCTCGCTAGAAGCAGGCTCTCCGTTTTCAGGAGCGATCGGCAACGATAGAATACTAATAGAGAAAGTGTATTATAAAACACCAGCATCATCATGGCGCTTCTTCGGCGGCGGAACTCATGGTATGGTTGGTAATCTATCATCTTATGGCATGTATGCAGATGATAGTACCTTCGAGCTAATACCAGTATGGCAACATGAGCTACAAGCTAGTGCTTATGAAAATAATATAAAGATGAGATCATCGCACTATTCTTATGAGTTAGTGAATAATAGACTAAGAGTGTTTCCCATCCCTTCATCAGATGCACCGCTTAACTTTTATGTTAAGTTTAGAGTTTCTAATAAAGAAGCCTACGATGAAGAAAGTGATCGCAAGTATGGCTCGGAAGGCATCAATAATATGAATACCCTTCCGTTTCCAAATGTGCCGTATATAAACATCAACAGTATCGGCAAGCAGTGGATTAGGCGTTTTGCATTAGCTCTCTGCAAGGAGACGCTAGGTCAAATACGTTCCAAGCTCGGATCGATTCCAATTCCAGGCAATGATGTTCAGTTGAATGGTAGCGCCCTAATCTCTGAGGGTAAAGAAGAACAAACTGCTTTACGAGATGAACTCAAGGCTGTGCTGGATGAGTTGACTTACGGTAAGTTAGCCGAAGGCGATACTGCCCTTATGGATAACGTCAACACAACACTTCAGAAGGTCCCCTATGGGATCTATGTAGGGTGATATAGATGGCAAATGAATGGAGCCAGCCAGGAGCGCCCCCAGGACCACTGTTTGTTGGTAAGAAGGAAAGGGACTTTGCTAAGCAAATAACGGATGAGATAGTCGAAAAGATTGTCGGGCAGAGAATATTATATTTTTCTATCGATATGGAAACCACCAACTTTCATCCTTTGTATGGCGAGGCAATTAGCAAAGTGTTCCTCCCGCCAGTACATGTACATGTTTTGGTTGAGTATGAAGGTTCCACCACAACGTCAGAACAATTCGGTGTTGACAAACTTGACACAGCTAAGATACACTTTCATAACAGGCGACTGACAGAAGATCAAGATTTGTTTGTGCGTGTTGGGGATTATATCCAGTATGACAATAAAAACTATGAAATAGTAGAACTTGCTTCGCCAAGATATATTTACGGACAAGATGCTGGCTTAGACGGGCACAAGGTTGAGGTTATTGCATCCGTAAGAAAAGCAAGAGCAGGACTATTTGAGGGTATGCCATAATGCCGAAAAGAACTAAGACAAATGAAATAACTGAAACTTCAATACCTATTCGTCCGTCAACGCTAGAGACAATAGACTTTGCTATTTTCAATTATATAAAAGAAAATCTAAATATACACGTTGATACTAACGATGGCTACAAGAGAGTACCAGTCATCTTTCAGACTCAAGAGAGACCAGTGATGGTCAAGAAGAGTCCAGATCTTCGTGAAGCAGGCTTTGGTGCCCATGATTCACTGATATATCCTCTTATATCAATTCAGAGAACTTCTGTCAACAAGGATGTGACAAGAAGAGGGAAATATTATTCTCCTTTGCCGCAAAATGCAGACGGCTCGATGGGTAGAATAGAGATAGCAAGAACGGTCAACCAACTCAAGACTAGAGATAGGGCTAACGCAGACTCCGTAAGGCGCTCTGCGAGCGGAACCGATGCAAATAAAAAGACATTCCCCAGGGAAAGCACAAGGGTAGTGTACGATGTCTACACCATACCAGCACCAGTTTATCTCGACATAGGATATCAGATCAGCATGAGGTCAGAATATATTCAACAGATGAATGAAATGTCTACTCACTTCATGCTCTCAGGCGGAGCTAGAAATTATTTTATTCTAGAACATGAAGGTCACCGCTATGAGGCTTTTGTGCAGTCTGATTTTACGCAAGAGAACAACGCAGCTTCTTTAGGGACAGACGAAAGAATGTTTACAAGCAACATTACTATCCAAGTGTTGGGCTATATCCTAGACCAAGAGAAAATAGAGTCAGCTATCAAAGTTACACAAAGCCCCGCAGAGATTATCATTGGTCGTGAGCGAGCAGTATTATCAGACGAAATACCATTTCATCTTGACATCGATAATAAAATCAGAAGATAAAAAATCCTACCCTGAGCATTTTGCCATATCGCCACACTATTTACATTGTATTGTAATGCATTTACAATTACTGCATATACGTTGAAACTACGAGGAGAATGATATAAATGTCAGAACGCAAATTCAAGTTTATTTCACCAGGAGTCTTTACTAGTGAAATAGATAACAGCCAACTCCCTAAGGTACCCGATCCAATCGGTCCAGTTATTATAGGTCGAACCCGCAAAGGTCCTGCTTTTAGACCAACTACAGTTAACTCTTTTGAAGAATTCATCCAAGTCTTTGGTGATCCTGTAGCAGGTGGCAAAGGCGGAGATGTTTGGCGAGACGGTAATGAACTTGCCCCAACTTATGCTAGCTTTGCAGCACAGGCTTGGTTAAAGAACAGTAACGCTGTAACAGTCGTCCGCCTTTTGGGACAACAACACCCAGACGTCAGCGATGGCGCTGCTAACGCAGGTGCTGCTGGTTATGAATTTGATGGCATTGATGATAGCAACTCCTCGCAAGGCGCATACGGTCTCTTTGTATGGCCATCAGGAAGTGCTGCATCAAACGGCTACACTATCTCTGGTACTCTAGCAGCCGTCTTCTATGTTGAAGAGGGTAGAGTTATTCTCAGTGGTACGAATGCTCGTGGCGCAATGACCGCTTCTGGTTGCCAATTGTTTAAGTCAGACGCTAATGGTGAGTTCGTAGCTCAGATCCATGGTGCTTCTAACTTGAATGAGCACAATCCATCAGAGCGAGTAACATTCAACTTCGATCCAGCAAGTGATCGATTCATCAGAAAAGTATTCAACACGAATCCAACCTTGGTTAATGATGACGTTTCTACTGCTACACTAGCAGATGGAACCAATCGTGTCAACTATGTTCTTGGTGAATCATTTGAAAGAAAGGTCTTGAAAGGCAGCGCCTTCCGAGAGTTATTTGTTGACGGTGCGGCATATACAGGCGACGTAATGTTCGGTGCTATTATGCCCTTGCAAAACCCACAAACTCCCGCTGAAGAGCACGGCGACTTCAAGTTCTCTGCTACTAAGGCTACTACGGGTTGGTTCATATCTCAGGATATGACAGACTCCTCAGGCTCTTATGCAGCCGAGAACCAGCAACGGTTGTTCCGCTTGGAAGCCCGTGACGTTGGTGAACAAGTACAAAAAAGTATTAAGCTATCGATTCAAAATGTCAAAGCTTCGACCACAAACGCTGATCCATACGGAACGTTTGATGTTGTAGTTCGTGACATTCGTGATACCGATAATAGGCAAAGAGTCCTAGAAAGATTCACCGCTTGTAATCTAAACCCAGCATCACCAGATTATATTGCTAATCGAATTGGTGATCAACATGATGTTTATGATTCGGCTGAGAAGCGCAACCGCCGATATGGTGAGTATGCTAACCGCTCTGATTATGTTAGAGTAGTGATGAACGGTGATGTAGAACGTGGCGCAACTGATCCACGCCTATTGCCATTCGGCTTCTTCGGTCCAACCAAGTATCGTGATGTTGACATCGTTAGTGGCTCAACTTCGCTTCATGCTTATGGTAAGGGTCAAGGCGGCACCGCAGGCGGCGGCAGCGTCCATAGTATGCTTGACGGCGGTGGCGCTGGCTTCGGTACATTGGTGAGTCATGCTACAGCGGGCATTATGCCCACAGACACCCAAATCTTGGATATGGGTAAGGCTAACATGACTGCCAGTATCCGATTCCCAGAGCTTCCATTGGTTGTTAGTTCATCCTATGGTTCACCTAACTCTAAAGAAGTAACACACTTTGGTGTGTACACAGGGCAGTCGATTGCAAACAATCGTTACAACCCAGAGCTTGCAGACATCGTTCGCAGCTTGAGTGTTAACTTCAAGGACTACACTGCGGAGGCATCGTTGGATTTGGCACAAGTCAATGCCGACACAGCAGCAACCCCCGATGTCCCAGTTCGCCAGGCAGACACAAGTACAGCAGGATCATCTGCTAGACAACACTCATTCGTGTTCTCACTTGATAATGTCGGACCAGTTCCAGGCAAAGCCAGCGAAGCCAAGCACTACTATGGTCTAAGAAAGGCTGGTTTCTCATACACCGCAGGTGCCGCTCATGGCGCTACAGGTGCTCGTGAAGCTTCCTTTACAACAGGTTCATACCAAAAGATTTTGGACGCAGGTTATAATAACTTTACAACCGTGCTGCATGGTGGGCATGACGGTCTAAACATCAAAGAGTCAGAACCTTTCAATAACACCAGACTTGGTACTGATGAGACGGCAGCCTATGCTCTACACTCAGTGGTCAGAGCACTTGATCTTGTTCGAGATCCTGAAGATGTTCAGTCTAACTTGTTGTCTGTCCCAGGCATTACCTCAACCATAGTCACCGATAAGATGCTAGAAGTAGCAGAAGATCGTGGGGATATGCTTGCAGTTATTGACTTGGGGAGCGTGTTCACACCTTCAACAGAGAATACAAGCAACTACCAGACTCGTGCTGGTAACACCGTGAAAACTGCTGTTGATGCTCTTACAAACCGTGAGATCAACACTAGCTACGGTGCTGCATACTACCCATGGGTTCGTGCCCGTGACACCCTAACTGGCAAGCTACTATGGCTACCACCTTCGATTCCTGCACTGGGCGCAATGTCCTTTACAGACCGAGTTGGTGCCCCATGGTTCGCCCCAGCAGGTCTAGCTCGTGGCGGTCTTTCTGACGGCGCAGGTGGTCTACCAATCATCGACGTTACCAAGAAGCTCACCTCGAAAGATCGTGATGATCTATACGCAGCAGGCATTAACCCAATCGCCAAGTTCCCAGCAGAGGGTATTGTGATCTTCGGGCAGAAGACACTACAGACTACCCCATCGGCACTTGATCGTGTTAACGTCCGTCGCCTAATGATCTTCATCAAACGTGAAATAAGCCGTGTAGCTGCTAGAGTAGTCTTTGCACAAAACACCAGAGAAACTTGGAATAGATTCTTGGGTGAAGCAGAGCCTATCCTCAGAAACGTCAAGGCACAGTTTGGTCTAGAAGACTTCAGACTTATTTTGGATGAATCAACAACAACTCCAGATCTGATTGACAGAAACATCATTTATGCTAAGGTGCTTCTCAAACCAACCAGGACTGCCGAGTTCTTCGCAATCGACTTCAGTATCGCAAGATCTGGCGCATCGTTTGCAGATTAATCTAAGGTGAGTTCTATATATTACGAGGAGAAAATATAAATGGCTGAGATATTCTGGAGTGCTCAAAACTCTGATCCAAAAAGAAAGTTTAGATTTCAATTGCTGGTTGATAATATCCCTGTATGGGTTGTCAAAACTGTACAGAAACCAGCAGTGACTGTGAACCCAGTTGTTCACCAGTACCTTAATCATGAGTTCAGGTACCCAGGACGTGTGACGTGGGATTCCCCAATCAATGTTACCTTGGTTGATCCTCTTGATCCAGATCTTGCCAGAACGACTTTGAACATGATTCGCAATGCTGGCTATCGTTATCCTCTAGATCCTAACCAGGCTAAGACAACGATGACCAAGGCAGATGCCACTAAGGCATTGGGTCGTGTTGCCATTCAGCAGATTGATGGTGAAGGCAATCCAGTCGAAGAATGGGTCCTTAGAAATGCATTTGTATCTAAGGTCACATATGGCGACTTGGATTACACCTCTGATGATATGAGTGAGATCACTCTAGAGATCACTTATGATTGGGCAGAGCTTCAGGTCTCACACGCCCCAGCTAATGGTTACAGCATAGACTCAGATCTACAGCAAGCCGACGCTGATGGTGTTGTCAAAAGCTAAGTCTAGTATTATAAAGAGCTAAACAAAAATAAAATGTTGTGGTAATCTATTTACTACAGGAAAGGTTTCGATAATATGGCACGCAATAAAAGTCGCACTAGTGCGCCCAAGGTAGAACAGGACGCAACGCCTCCTGCCCCAGCAGCAGCAACTTCACAGACACAAGAATTCAGTTGGTCAAACCCAACTGAGTTTGTGGATTTGCCATCTGGTGGAAAGTATTATCCTGAAGGACACCCACTTCACGGACAGGACGCAGTAGAGATTCGTTTCATGACTGCAAAGGAAGAAGATATTCTCACCTCACAAGCACTTATTCGCAAGGGTATTGTCCTAGATCGTCTAGTAGACAGCGTAATCGTAGATAAGCGCATTACATCAAATGCTTTGCTAATCGGCGATAAAAACGCTATTCTAATAGCAGCAAGAGTTACGGGCTATGGAGAAGAATATAATGTAAAGATTACATGTCCTGCCTGTGGTGAAGACTCAGAAGAAGAATACATGGTTAGTGACATTATGACAGTCAAGACTGCTGACGCATCTGAAATTGTTTGGAATGACGATGGCACCTTTGATATTCAGCTACCAATGACGAAGGCTACAGTAAGCTGTCGTTTGATGACAGGCGCCGACGAAACTGCTAATGCTCAGAGAAGAAAGCAGATGAAGAAACATCGCATGGCTAACAATGAGCTAACGACTATGCTTCGCACGATGGTTGTAAAGATCAACGGCAATTCGGATAGAGCTATGATCAATAGCTTTGTCGAGAACATGCCAGCAAGAGATGCAAGACATCTAAGAATTACTTATACCAAGGCTGTTCCAAACGTGGAACTGAGCACAGACTTTGACTGTGGCAACTGTGGTCACTCCGCAGATATGGAGGTCCCGCTCAATGCGGGGTTCTTTTGGCCTGACGCCTGAGCACGCTACACAGCTTTATGAGCAGTTCTTCTTGATGAAGTACCATGGCGGATGGAGCTTTACTGAAGCATACAATCTGCCAGTCAAATTGAGAAGGTGGTTTTTAGAGAGGTTAGCGGAAGAAATAAAGAAAGAGAATGAAGCGCATAGGGCAGCGATGCGCAAAGCAAAGAGGGGCTAACACCCCTCTTTTATTTTACTTTCGCAAACTATTTACTAAGTATAAGTGAGGTTCTGCACATGAAAGAAGATCAAGATAAAGATTTATCCTCAGTAGTGATGGATTTGGGCGCTAACAGAAGAGGAACTTTAAACGAAAGCGTGCTTAGTATATTCGCCGCTTGGGTTCAGTATCTTTTAGAGAAGATGTTTATGGGTGCCAAGGTCCCAGTCAAGGTAAGGGGCAATAGACTTGAGGTCATGCGCTTTACGGATACCTTGGTAGCAGAGAAGCGTTTTATGACTGCTATAAAGAAATATGGCTTAGACAGTCCGCTTACATTTAAGAACCGTGCAAAACTTGAGAAGTCAATCAGACTATTCGAGAAGGAGACTGGCATGAAATGGCCAGTGCGATAGAGGGTTAGTCGATGGCTATGTTCCCCACAGAAGAAGAATTAGCTCGCAATGAAAAGCTGATACAGCAAAATAAGCAAATACTTGAGCAGAATAAGCAAAGTGCGCAAGCCATGCAAGATATGGCGACAGCGAAGCAGATGCTTAGTAATCTTGACGACGCAGATATACAGTCAGCACAAGAGGCACTCTTATTACAGCAAGAGGCTTTTGAAATTGAGGAGAAGAAAAGAGAACTAGCGAAACAGGGTCTGACGATAAGTACCGCCGAAGAAATATCATATCAAAATAAATTGGAGGGTATCCGAGTAGCCAGAGATATGCATGGAGACATAGCCAATTTACTTGATAAGACCCGACGAGAGCACGAAGATGTAACAGAAGAGATCAGAAAACAAAATCATGAACTTGAACAAGGCAAAAAAGAAATAGAAGCCTTTAAGAAAAAAATGGATAAGGTCCAAGGGGGTTTCAATAAAGCTCAGGGTATCGCTTCTTCACTTGGTTCAGAAATGGGCGGCATGGTTTCAGGCGCTGCCGACTTTGCCATGGGTCTTGGTAAGGCTGTACTCACTGGAAACTACCTTGAATTTGCACTTGATCTGGCGCTTGATGCAATGGCGGCACTAATCGGCGCATCCATGAAGTTGTCAAGTATACTTGCAGAGGGTATAAGATCCTCAGGCTTGCAAGACTTCGAGCAATTGTTATATGCCAACGTGGCTGCGACAAATCAGTTTGGACTAGACGCCGAAGCCACAGCCAGATTACTATCTGGACTCAACGATGGCTTTGGGCAGTTCGCTCTTGTATCGGACGATATGAAAGGGAAGCTAATAGAACAAGCAGCAGCCCTTAGTAATCTTGGTGTTTCTGCCGCCGAATCAGGAAAGCTATTTGATACACTGGTTGTAGGTATGGGGATGTCAGCATCCGAAGTCGATCAGGTTGGCGATCAATTTACACAACTAGGTCAGATCGTCGGTAAGTCAACAGCAACAATGGTTTCAGATTTCAATAGAATGTCGGGTAGTCTGGCTCAGTTCGGGTCAGGTGCTTTGGATGTATTCCAGGATGTGCAGGAAGCTGCCGCTCGAACAGGGATCAGTGCAGATACAATGATGGGCGTATTTGAGAAAACCACAACATTTTCAGGCGCTGCTGATATGGCTGGAAAATTGAATGGCGTTCTTGGCACAACTGTTGATGCCATGGAACTTATAAATTCAGAAAACCCTGCTGAAACTATGGACATACTAAGAAATTCTTTATTGGATGCAGGAAAATCTTTTGAAGAAATGACTATGCAAGAGCGCCGCTTTTTGGCAGAAACATCAGGTATTAATATGGCAGAGCTACAAAAGGGACTCTCAGGCGGCGAGCTTGATACAAAATCCCCAGGGGAGACAGCATTAGAAAGCCTCTCCAAGAAAGCTATGGAAGTTGGTAAGCAAATATCAGCTACCTTTGATAAAGTATTTAATGCTTTAGCTACTTCAGGCGTGCTAAAAGACCTTGAAGAAACATTGGGAAGTTTGTTTGGAGAAGGCAGTTCGACCGATTCGTTTGCTAACTCAGTGATCCCAGGCATGGTCGGTGGAGCCAAGATTCTTGTGGGGCTGTTTAAAAGCCTAGCTAATGCCTTCAAGATCGCAATGGCAATTATCAGCCCCATATTATCTGTCTTTACTTTCGCAACTCAGCTTGTAGGCGAGTTGGTGATGGCTATCGGCAAACTATCTGAATATATTACCAGCTTCCTTATCGAGCCAATGGAGAAGTTAGCCGCCACGATCACGGGTGGTATATCAGGGTTCTTAGGAAGTGTCTTCGGCGCAGACGATTATGTATCAAAGGGCGGCAGCACTTCAAGTTCTTATGGTGATAGGATGCTATTTGACAAGGGAGACCTTGTTGCCCTTAACGACGGAGACACAATCATAGCAGGAACCAATGTTCAGTTTGCAAATGATATGGTGTCTCAGGCGGCGAATCAGAGAACAGGGATAGCTGCAAACAATGCAGCAGGTAGCCAGCAAAGAGCACCAGCCCCAGCAGCCCAGGTTGCTAGCGGACCTTCAACTGTGAATTTGATGTTAGATAGAATAAATCTTGGTAAGGTCGTTGGCGACTTGGTAGAAGAAAAGATGAGTGTTGCTACTTAATATGGAGACACAATAAACTACTATGACTAAGCCTATAAAACCACAAGACCTACCCAAGCCAGATTCTCAATCGGATAAACAACAAAAATCCCTCCAGGGCTTGATGGATCAGCCAGTCGATCCAGGCGGCGCAATTTCGGCTTTATATGGTCAGGGTTTGACATTAACATTTACACATGTACCAACTGGCTATCATGTTACATTCGCAGCTATGCTAACCTCATTTGACGACAGTTTCAATGCAGAGTTCCAGGGCACAAAAGTTTATGGGCGAATGGATCAGATTGCTGTCTATACAGGAACTACCAGGCTAATTAACTTTTCATTTGATATAGTAGCAAACTCGCAAGAAGATGCATATTTCAACCTTGGGAAGATAAGTCGCCTTGAGAGCTTTATGTACCCAGCCTATGATGGCAGCGGTGAGACTGGAACGAGCACAATCTCAGCAGCGCCTTTGATGAGGATAAAGTTTGGCAATCTTATACAGGGCTCGAATAACGAGGGTTTGTTGGG